GCCTACTCTTATTTTTATATACCTTATGTGAGGATGTTGTCCACACGGAAGATACGGTAGTACTGGTTAGTCTTAACAGCAGCAAGACCATCAGAAGGTGTTGCACCCACGTATGGGTTACTTGCCATACCATATCGAGTTTTGAAACCGATTTTTGGTTGGAAAGTATCTTCACCAACTGCTTTAACCATTTGTAAAGGTACATATGGGCAGTAGAATACACCAGAGTCATAAGTGTTAGTACCCTTATAACCTACTGTGATGTAGTCAGTTTGTGCATACGGATCGATGTATACTTTGATACGTCCGTTCAATGTACCAGCAAAAGTATTACCAGTGTCATCAACCTGAAGGTTGTTGTTGATAGCAGGACTGTAGTCCAAAGAACCTGAAGCGGCAAGTGCAGTAGCAACGTCTGAAGAACAGATTACTACGTTACCTTTACCCCTACGAGTTTCTTTTGCAATCACGTTTGCTTCGCGATCGATTTGAACTGTAAGACCTTTGAACTTCTCAGCAGACCAACGACCATCAGCATCACTTGACAAGTCAAAGATACCGTTCTTGGTTACGTTTGCTTGAAGACAACCTGTCTTCGCTTGAGAGTTGATTGTACGAATCACTTCACGGTTGATCTCTGCAAGAATTTCTGTAGACAGAATATTTGCAAGTTCTGTCTCAGCGTCAAGACCATGAATCGCTTTCAAGTCTTGAGCAAGTTCTAGAGAGTATTCCGCTTTCAGCGCACGTGACTTAGCAGTCACAGTTTGCTTCTCGATTGTGAAACCCATTTCCTCAAACGCGGCACCACCACTTGAACCATATGCTTCCATATTGGCAGTAGTATCACCAGTTCCAGTTAATGAAGTTGAACGCAATGCGTCAGCAGAGTCACCACTTGGAGTGATACCGTTGAAACCAGACACGTTGTCTGAGTCATGAGTACCAACACCTGAGAAGTTAGTTTCTGCTTCGTTGAACAGAGCTTCACGTGATGAAGTTGAACCCGCACCGTAACGTGACTTCATAGCGAAGATCAGTCCAGTTGGGCCATTCATTGGTTGAACACCACATACGTCATATGCGATAAGGTTAGGCATTGCACGGCGAACGAGTGAGATCAATACTGGATCCCAAGTTCCGATTGAACCAGTGTTTGCACCTTGAGGGGCTGCCTCAGTGATGAAACCTAATTCTGCACTACGTGCTTCTGCCATTGCTTTCTCTTGGTTTTCCAAGATAGCAGCAGTTACCGCTTTACGGTGGTGGTCTTTAATTTCGCCAGCAGCACTCTCGTTGAGGACTGGTGACCACTTTTCGATTAATTGATCGTAAGATTGTTGCATTTTAATTATCCTTACTTAATAGTTTTCTTGATAGCGTTAACATAGGATTCCATTGAAGACGAGATTTCTACGGTTTGATCCGCATCATCTTCAACTTCAACCTCTTCCGCTACAACGCCAGATTCTTTTTTAGCGAAGTGTGACTCGATGATGATACCAACTTTTTTAGTGAATGTTTCTTCACTATCAAAGTCGATGTCTTCAACAAGACCTTTTAACTTCTCTACTTGGGTGTCAGCAAGACCACGAGCTGCCTCAGCAATGATTGCATCACGCTTCAACACTTCGAGTTCTTCTGCCAACTTGATAGCGTCACCAGTAGTTGAGTTAAGTTTTTCTTCCAACTCAGTTACTTGTTCTGCCAGTTCGTCAACTAGGTCAACTTTTGCTTCAGGGACATCGATATAAGACTCTGTAAACAGATCCTTCATCTTTTCCATGAATGTTTCTGCGATTTCAGTACGGAGACCGTTCTGTACCGCAACCTTGTTTTCTTCCATCCAAGATTCCACTACGTAGTTGAGGTAAGAATCTACTTTCTCAATAAGATCACTCTTGATAGAGGATACTTCTTCAGATAGTTCTTCTTTATACTGTTCTTCCAAACGATCTACTTCTTCAGATAGTTTAGACTTAACAGCAGCCTCAAAGATAACCGCAGTTTTTTCCTTGAACTCTTCTGACAAAGTTGCTTCAGATTCTACCAACGCATCCAACTCGGAAGTTGTATCGATAGTTTCTGCAACTACTTCGTCCGCTTCTACGTCAACTGATTCCTTATGCACTGATTGATACATGCTTTGAAGATCAGCTTTCGCCATCTTCTGCATTTTGTCAACCATCGCACTGATTACACCAGCTTTAGTTTTTGGTGTAGGTGGGGCAGTTTTAGTAGTCGCGTCAGCAGCCTTGTCCACAGATGCAATAGATTCAGGTTCAGTAGTTGCCTCTGGATCTGGTTTGCCCTTTGGAGTAGGTGCTTGTGCTTCTTCGAGAGTTTCCTCCACGATTTCGTTATCAAGTTCATCGTGAAGTTCAACTTCGACTTTATTTTCTTCAGTCATATTGACTCCTTACATGCTAGATTTGATTAACGAGAGGAAATTCTTAAACTCACGAATCTGCACTTCTGGACGAAATGCTTTCGGTGCGGTTTTAATTTCAGTCTCTATATCTTCAATAATCTGGGGTTCCAAAATGCCGTTATTCCAAACCCAATCTACACCTTCCATGATTCCATTAACAAAAGCATCTGGTGCAGATGGATCTTGTACGATATCTACCGTACTAAGAATAAAGTCGTCTTTGACGTACATAGCGCCATTTTTTTGTTCCAGACTTCCCATACCACGAGTTGACACACCCAATTGAACGCCACCTTCAAGAAGACCTTTTACAATCTTACCCATTGGAGTATCCAAAATTTGTGCCTTTCCGACCACATCATTTCCGTCAAATTTGAGTTCCTTGATGAGGTGCGAAACCTTATCTAAGTTTACCGTTGGCCCTTCGGGGTGATTTAATTCCCCAACCGCACGGTTCTTAGAAACTTGTTGATCGACATATGTACCTACTGCCTTTTCCATAATAGGTTTAGGATACACACGTCCATTTCTGTTCTTTTGATCACACTGTGCAAAGACTCCTTCAATGACGAAATCTTTCTCGCCATTTTCTTTCTTCTCTACAATGCACTGTAGATCTTGTTCTGTGAATTCACTAATTAACTTCATTTAAGTTTACCACCTAGTGATGTTACTGTGGACTTCAATGCCTTCATTGCGTCTGACTCTTTCTTGAATGTATCAAGTTTGTCACCGTCAATGAATACAGTGAAACCCTTTGGTTCCTTTTGTATTGTAACAGGAACTTTAATACGTCCTGTAGTTTTTGCGCTATAGACCGACTTACCTTTAGATGCAGTCTTTTCGCGAATCTCTTTAAATGTTTTCACTACAAGTTTCCTCTACAATACTTTTATTTATACAAATGAAGTTTTTTATAACGAAAAAATCTTAACTTTCTTCGACTTCTGTCTCTTCTTCAGTCTCTTCTACGTCAAGATCAAGGTCTTCGACCTCTTCTTCGTCATCGAACTCTAGTTCAGTTTGACTGTCGTCCGCTTCTGCTTCGACATTATACTCAACATCATACTCTTCGACCTCTTCTTCAGACGGTTCACCACCATTAAAGATATTACTTGCGACTGCAACTTTCTCTGCTTCCATCGCATCTGTCATCTTGTGGTTCAACATATCGTCAAACAAATCCTTTGCTTGGTTGAAATTTGAAGCCGCAATTGCGTCAACAAAATTACCAAGGTTTACTTCTTGTTGAGTTGGTTCTACTTGTTCCACTTCATTCTCCTTTACATTGTCTGTGTCACTCATTATTTTCTCCTACTTTTTCACCGTCATCATACTGGTCGGTTTGTCCATCCCAGTTTAAATCAGACTGTTCTGCCATTCTTTCTTTAAAACTCATCTTCGTCCTCATTTCCTGTTTCAGCATTTGCCTCCACCGAAATCTGTTTCAAGATAGTTTCGACTTCATCTTCTTGCATCTGCAAGACATTTTTCCACACCCACTCTTTAGAGAAGTATTCACCCACATACTGAGATACTTGATCCATAGTCTGTAGTCTTTCTCTGAGGACTTCTGCGTCCTTGAGTTCAGTGAAGTGATTGTCACGGATAAAGTCAACCGTGATATCATTCTTCCACATATCCCAATCTTGTTCGGTGATAACACCTTTCAAGACTAGTTGTTTCTTCAGAATGTTTAAGAACAGATTCGCGAATCGTTTACGCAACCTGTCAATAAACTTCTGGAACTTAACTTCGTCTCTGTTGATCTCTGTTGCACGACCAAGAGAGAACTGTGCCTCTTGTTCCAGACGTGAAAGAGGAACATTCAATGAACGATACAATCTCTTCTGGAAGTAAACAATATCATCGATCTGACCAAGGTTCTCACCGCCAGGCAGTGTAGAGATCTCAGTTCCACGACCACCTTCTTTACGAGGTAACCAGAAATCTTCGAGCATGGACATATGTTTACGGTCATCTTTCAGTTGACCTGTGTTCGCATCGTATACCAACTTGTTACGATAACGAGACATGATGTCCTTCATGTGTTTCTCTGCCTTTTGTGTAGGCAAGTTACCGACATCAATATAGAAGATACGTCTCTCAGGCGCACGTGCAAGACGATAGATTACCAATGAATCTTCCATCATACGCAACTGGTTGATAGGTTTGATCGCCTTATGTAGGAACGATACTACACGTTTCCTAGAAGGATCAAGTAAACCAGATGTGATATAGGATACTGAGTCTGGACTTAATTTAACACCAGACTGTGTTCCCGCCTTTTCTTGGTAGATGTAAAACTCTTCTACCTTATCTACGATCTTCGCACTAGTTGTCGGATCTTTCTTATACTTAACTTCTCGAACCTTACGGATCTTAGCCGCATCGATAGGTCTTATCTCTTGTATGCCTAACTTCAAGTTCGATTCGTCCACGACTAGGTGATGATACAAACGACCATCTACATACCATGAACGGAAAATATCGTGACCAAGTTCGTTGAAATTTAACATAGAACATACTGCGTCAAATTCTTCAACAATGGTCTTCTTAATTTTGTCAGATGCTTTTACTTGATCGAGATCGAGTTCTACTGGTGCTTCCATTTCGGAACCAGAGATAGACTCGTTTACAATGTCCTCGATAGCGGCATCTACTTCAGGATGTTGTGCAACACCCCTATACTTTTGAATCTGTTGTGTGTTGTCCTTCGCATCGGCACCATCCATGTCGATGTATGTTCCGAAATGCGAACCACTGGCAGTAACATACCCCGCACCATCTGGATCAACAGTTGGTACGATCGAAGGGAGTTTTTCTTTTTCCTTTTCTTTGGTTGCCCTCTTGATCTCGAAACCAAAGAGTTTTAAACCGTTATTGTCTTCTGCCATAAATTTGGAAACCTCTATAATAAAGTGGTAAGGGGAAAATCCCCCTACCACTATTACTTATACTAGAATTAACTAGTAGTGTTTGACTCCCAGTATTGGATTGCAAACTCTACTGTGAACTCTTCGATTGCATCGTTAGTCTCATATGACAACGCAATTTCACCTACGTTGACAGGGAAACAACCACGGAAGTTATATGTTTTCAATATATCTCCGTTACGATCCAACTGATCCACGACTAGATCCGCTTCGTAATCAACAGGGTTGTTCAAACCAGTATTAGCACTGTGTGCATTAATACCGTTCATCCAACGCTCCATTGCGTCACGAACACCAAAATCAGTGTCGTTGATAATAGTTACAGTCCAGTTAGCGAATGTTCTATCACCAGCAATCTTCAACTGACGACCACGGAACGGTACAGTAACCAATGCCATTTCTGATACTGGTAACTGTGCTGTCTTACAGAGGAATGATGCAAGTTCTACATCACCACCCGCGTAAGCAGGAAAGTTCAATGTTGCCTTGAAGAGATTGGGGCGAGCGCCACCACCACGGAGTTTTGACTTAAAGTCATCTACACCTAATACAGCCATTTTTTCTCTCCTTTACCTTATACCGTGCCAACTACTTCTTCAAACTCTACACCAGTTCTAACTGCAACGAAGTTAAGCGTTACGAAGTTAATTGAACGGGCGGGTTTGATGAAGATTGAAGCGATAAATTCGTTTCGATCAATGACAGCAGGAGTGTTGTTTGTTTCGTCACAAACGACACGGAAGTCAGTGATCCCCCTACGACCTTGTACTTCACGAAGTAAAGGTTCTACGATGTTAGTGAACTCTGCACGAGTAAACTCGTCATTGAATTCGAACATCACGTTTTTAGCGGCACGAGCGATAGCACGTTCGAGAACAAGGAACAACCTACGCACGTTAATGCGATCGAATGCACTTGGACGACTCTCGAAAGTCTTATCACCAAATAGAATCACACCAGAGCCAGGAATGTTGGCAATAGGGTTGATTCCCGCTTTATACAGAGTGTCTCTCTGTGTTTTGTTTGGATTGCTAAGAATGTCAGTCACACCTAAGTAGTTACCTCGTCTCTGACCAGCAGGAGAGAACCACGGAGCTGCAACTGCATCTGTACCAGCGAATAGACCAGCGGTACTAGAGTTAGCAGGTATATTGACATACTTATCGTTGTACTTGTCATAAACCTTCAACCAGTTATTATCAATAACTAGGTATGAAGAACGAGTACAACCACTCGCAAACGATACTGCGTCTACTACAGGAGAAGTTCCTGTGATAGCAGCTTTGTCAGGAGAAGCGGTTACGACACAATCTTTACGACCAACTGCAATTGACACTAGGTCATTTACAATTGTATTACCCGCAGTCTTTGTTGGAAGATCTGGGGCGATTAACATGTCTACTTGTACTGTCTCTACATCTTCAAAAAGATCGAAACCAGTTGCATATTCTGAAGTTCCTAGATCACCAGAATTAACACCACCACCAAGTTTAATTTTAGACTTTGTATCTGTCCAAACATCTTTGAAGGCGACTGAGTAATCCTGTGCAGAATCTACATCGGCAGTTTCACCAATATGGTATCCCATATTATCATGAGCAGTTCCGAATGCAGAGTCATCTCCGAAGTAATCATTCCAAACATAGTTAGACTTGTTGTTTAGAACATCTGAGATGTATGAAGGTGTTCCGTCAGAAGTTTTTGCATCTGCAAGAATCGATACATGTGGGAATGTTTCGAGAACGGTTCCTTTAGTTCCAGAGATTGCACCAGTACGGTCTATAACCGCGACATGCATCTCATCGTTTGATGAGGAACTATTGATACCCGCAAGGTGCGGTGAAGTGCCAGGCGCTTGATCGAAATCATCTTTATAAGTCCAGTTATCAAATGCCGAATCGGCACCCATAGCGGGACAGAAAGAAACTTCGAGAGCATTACCCAATGCACCCGCATACTTAGCTGCGAATGAACCAGTCTTAGATGTACTTAGTGTTAGTCCATCAAAGTGATCTCGGTTTTTAATGAGGATCTGTTCACCAGCAGAGTCCGCTACTGCTTCTAGTAAATAAGAAGAAGATGCGTTCACGGCTGCGTCCGTTACCTCACGAACCACATATAGAGAGTTAGAGTACTTCAAAAATGAAGCGGCAGACAAGAAGTCTACATTATTTGTTGTATCGGGAGAACTGAAGACAGACACCAAACCACTCTCATCGGCTACTAGTGTTCTTTCCTCTACAGGCCCCCATCTGAAATTCCCTACAAATGCGCCAGTAGATGAAGTCACACTAGGCACTACCCCAGTGAGATCAATCTCTTTGACTACAATTGCGGGAGAAGCTGATGTTGCCATAACTTTATCCTTTTGTTTAATCGGTTACGAATTATAAGTTTATCATTATACGGTAATTTTCAATACTAGTATTTATAATTTTTAGGTTTTTACCAGTCATGTATGCCCGTATCATGAATCCTATTCACCCAATCCTCTAACGATTCTCCCTCTATTTGCATAGATTCTTGACGTTGAATCTCTTCTGATCCGTCATCAATGAATCCGCCAGGCGGAACATCGTCTTCGATTTCTCGCATCTTTTCCTCAAACATCATCTGTTTGAGATTAATATCTGTCATGTCCGCGAAGAATTGGGTGGATACGAAATATCCGAACATGACTAAATTCATCATGAGATCATCATGGTTACCATCCGATGCCTCATACGATTGTCCTTTACCTACGAAAGTGGATATCTCCAAGATCGTATTCTCATCTACTATCTCTAGTTTACCTTCTTCCAGTATATCCTTGATCGCAGAACATCCAAGTCTCTTCACCTTTCGGTTCATCTCAATACCGATAGAGTTAGCTTTTACTGCGGAAGATAGATGCACGTTCTCATACTCTAGATCATAGTATAATCCATTACATACTACAGATCCTTGGTCATTTGCCTCAATTACCACATACGCATCGTTG